GTCTTACCATTGTTTTCCGCAATGGTACGGGTACCTGTGAGTGAATCGTTTCTACGTTTCACAGGTTCGTCAATGAATGTCGCCAAGACATTCGAGTCGTTTGTGGAACTCGTGAATAGTGTTTATGGCACTACTATCGAGGTTCCTCAACTCGATGAGTCTGAGCTATCTCAATTTTGCTCAAGCTTAATTGAAGGCGACAAACTACATCCATGGAGAGAAAAGATAGCTCATCTCTCCGCGCAATCCAGGTTCGGGATTGCGCACTCCCTCTTTCTTTTTCGGAAGGTGATTTCAAAGAAGAAACCTCGGGTCGAGCACTATGTTGATAAGCTCCAGACGGCTCAAGAGCCGCCTGATCCGGTGTTCGTCGACTTCGCAAGACGACTTACACGCGAGTTGTTCCCATTTGGTTGGGATAGGACTTATCAAGATAGGTGTTTGACAAGCTCCTTGCCGCTGACCTCCTGTTCGGAGGCTGGCCGCATGGAGGGTGGCTCGAGAGGGTGGAAACGATGGAACGAGAAGACCTTTGAACAAAGGTGGGCCCGTAAAGACTTCTGTCAATACGTTTTGAGTTCCGTCGTTCCCGCTAGCCGCGGGGTTTCTCGAGTACAGGCTATAGAATCGGGTGGAAAGTGGCGGATCATTTCGATACCACCTCTCGTTGACAATGCTCTCCGACCACTACACAAAGCCATGTACTCACATCTTTCCCGTTTTCCATGGTTGCTTCGTGGAGATGCGAAGCCGGCGCGATTCAAAGATTTTACTCCGGTGGAGGGTGAAATCTTTGTGAGTGGCGATTACGAAAGCGCCACTGACAATCTTAATGCCGGTCTCCAAAAAGCTATCATGGAAGAGTTGCTGTTGCGCTCGAGTACTGTACCTACAGGTATTCGCGAACACGCACTTTCCTCCTATGATTCGGTTCTAGTCATAGAGGGAAATTGCGGCCTGTGTGGTGGCTCTTGTGCGGGTCATACGCAGCGCCGTGGGCAACTCATGGGACAGCTCACCTCATTTCCTCTATTATGCCTGGTAAACTACATTACGTTTCGGTATAGTGTGCGCCGGTCTGTGCCGGTGCGCATCAATGGCGACGATATCGTTTTTCGTGCGACGCCTGACGAGCTTGCTCGTTGGGAGCGTAATGTAGCTAAGGGCGGACTGACACTGAGTGTTGGAAAAACCTTAAAGCACTCGCGTGCTTTCACCATCAACTCAACTCCCTTCTGGTCCCAGAAGAAAGGAGCCAAGTGGGTCGGATTTATCCGCAGTAAAGCTTTATTCCCACGTGGCTGTGTCAGTGAACAGATCTCTTCTCTGAATGGTAGGTACTATTCAGCGTGCCTCGGTTATGGCGGTAGGAGGACAAGTCTTGTTCGAACTTGTTTTCTCCACCATAATCAGCGGGCGATACATGCTTCGCGCAGATCTGTTTCTAGAGGTTTGGGGTTGGCTGTGAATCGGGGAATGCTAGTGGACGCAGGTCTCTGGCAGCGGGAGTTGTTCTACCTCGAACAGTCAGTAGAGCGACCTCTGCCGTTTATCTCTAAAGAGGTAACGATTCCCCCGGGTTGGATTCAGGTATCCCGCTCTTGGCTTCCTTCCGAGGATGTCGAGAAGTGGGAACGCGCTTGGAGTGACGAGTGCGTATACCATGCCTGGTTTTCCGATTTTTCACCTTGCGAGGTCGACGAAGACGCTATGATGTCGCGTGTTCGTGAGGGTTGCTCCCCTTACGGCCTTGGGCGGCTTATGTCTCTCAAGGTTCGGAACATGCTTCGGCTGTCCCGTAACAAGGCATGGAAGTGGGTGAATTGTCGACGCAATGAATCCGTCTTCGGAAGGGTTCGTTGGACGAAAGGGGTAGGGGTGTGGGTTGAGGCGGACCTGCTTGTTTCTCGCACGCAGGTGGCATTTGTTGCTCAACACCAGAGCGGAGGGTAGGCTGTGTGCATCAGTCAACGGCGAGATTTTCATGGTATACGGGTTCGTCCCGCGTATACGCCGCGAATTTCAGCTTAAAGGTTGGCAAGGCGAAGGATTGGTGACTTAGCTTCCTGATTTATCATAGCGGTCCCATGATGGCGTCGAACGGGGTCATACCCGTATAGGGCCGGTTCTGAGTTAAAGTCCTTCACGTGAGTGATGGGCCCTCATCAAGGGAGCAGCAGAAGGGGATACGTTGGTTTGCCCATTTATCCCCCAGCACATTGCCGTGGGCTATTATGCGTGACCGCCAAGGCGGATCGCTTCGGTCTGGTGCCAAACTGGGTAGCCTGGGGGTGGTCCCCCGGAAGGAGAGTCGTGCATCGGGGTTCGATTCCTCGATGTTCTCCTGCG